GGGTACAGCGGTAGTTTACCCACAGTACTTCGTAACCAACTTCTAATCAACGTCGATAACGACTAAAAAAAACTGAAATACAATGGCAGCATGTTCACAATTAACAACTGGTAGATCAGTAGGGGCCTGCAAAGGGATCGGCGGAATAACCAGCTTTTACGTAGCCAATTCCGACAATATCACTGCAGTAGGTACTACAGGATCTGCCGAAACTCTCGCAATCAACTCGATTACGGCGGGAGCGACGGGGGTATTTTATCAATATCCACAAGTGCAAGAAACGTCTTCGATTACGTTTACGCCAACAGCAAACGTGCAGAACTCATCTCTATTCTACGAGATGATCGCAACTATGCAGTTCGCTAACTACGATGCGTCTCTACGTTACATCGCACAAACACTGGGAGAAAATAACTTGGTTATTGTAGCCCTGTTAAAATCTGGAGAGTACGTATACCTCGGCGAAAGCGGCGGTATGGATATCAACGGAGGTTCTGGTCAGTCTGGCCAAGCCGCCGGCGATCTCAACGGATTCACCCTTGAGTTTAGAGGAATCCAAGGAACTCCTCCTAAAACATTAGATGCAGCATTCGTAGCTTCTACGGGATGGACTGATCTAATTAACTCTACCCTCGCCTAATTCATAGGCATTTACATAAAGAAAGGGGAAGCTTCGGTTTCCCCTTTTTTATTCTTAGCGTTTTGACCCAAATCTATATTTAGTAGTATATGATAATCCTGGACAACACCCAATCATCCCAGACTGTTCGAATAAGGTTAGGGGATAAGTTTACCGCTAATGGGGCACCACTTAGTATGGTATTATATCGGATTGAGGAGGGAAATAAGGCATATTCGTTTACCATAAGCGCTACGATCAAAGGCGGAGTATATTCTTTCGACGTAAATCCCTCTACCTTACCTTCTTCAGATTATAAGGTTGCAGTCTTAGAAGGTCTACCAGATGCTATATTCCCCAATTGTGAGATAACTTCGGACGTAACGGTTTCATCCGATTCTGATTCTGGATGTGATCCGTTGCTACTCGAGGCAGAACTTACTTTCGACGCTCTGCTTCTACTGGCCGATATACAAGATACAATCATATGGCAAGGGAGAGCAAGAGTAGAAGGCACTACAAACTTTACTACAACTGCTCCTACAATACAACCAACATACATAGTCTATGAAGGATAAACAAGCAAATATCATGTTCCGGTCTATATCCGGAGAAGAGTTAAGAATCCCTTCTTATTCAGAGAATATAGTCAACGGGAAGGAATGGGTTTACTGGGGTAACGATAACCTCTATCCTAATTTCCTAATCGAACTCAGAGACAAATCCCCAATACATTCAGCTATTCTGGAAAGGAAGCTTTCCTACACCATGGGAGATGGGATTCAGAATCCCGAATCATTTCCAATGTTTAAGGGCAACCTGGACTACGAAGTGGTTAAGATGCTTAGCGACTACTTCCTTATGAACACATTCGCTATCAACGTGGTGTGGTCCAGAGATGGTCAATCTATAGCACATGCTGAACACGTAGATGTTACTAAGGTAAGATACGGTAGACCAAATGCTTTCGGTAAGGTCGAAGAGTATTGGTACTCTAACGACTGGAATGATACCAGAAAAGCTTACAACAAACCCGTAAGTTTCCCCGCCTACAATCCAGAAAATCCAGTTGGGTCACAATTGTTTGTTTGGAGAGGATATTCTCAAGGCACCAACATTTATCCTAAACCGGAGTACATTTCTGGTATCGGTTGGATCGTGCTGGATTACACGTTACAGAACTTCCACGTCAACAATGCACAAAACTCTTTCAGTCCTTCTATGTCCGTTATTTTGTCGGGGCCAGTACCTGAATCACAGGAAGAAAGAGACTACATCTGGAAGGAGATTAAGAGACAATACGGTGGAAGCCGTGGAGCGGGGGAAATATTCTTAGTGTTCGCTCCCGATGGTTCGGAATCGGTTAAGCTCGAACCAATCTCTAACAACGATAACGACGAAAGATACTTAGCACTCGCTGAAATGACGAGGGATATGATCTTGACTTCACAACAGGTAGTTTCCCCAATGCTTTTCGGAGTTAAGACAGCGGGTCAACTCGGGGGAAGAGCAGAACTACTGGATGCTTACGAGCTATTCCTTAACACCACGATCAAGCCAGTTCAGCTGATGTTCTCGAGCATCTTCGAAAAGTTATTCGGTTACGAATTAGACTTTACGGATTCTGCTCCTGTAGCTTACAGGTTCGGAGAAAACATTCTACAAGCTATCTTGACCCAAGACGAGATGAGAGATATAGTAGGTTACGATCCACTAACTTCTGGAGAACAGAGTATCACGGAGGAGATTGAAGATCCTACCGATACTGAAGCGGCCACGAGAGATCTTGAAGAAACAGAACAACCACAAATATGAATATAGTACTTTTCATATCAGAAAGCAATTTAGTGGATAGGTCGGATATTCTAACCTCTACCTTTTCCAAGCCAATTGCTAACTCGATTTACCAAATGCAACAAGCAAAGGTACTGCCCCAAGCTGGTACGGACCTTTACAATAAAATAGCTGATCTTATTACAGCTGGTACGATTTCGGCGTCTGGTAACGAGCACTATTTGGCTATGCTTACCCAGTTCATCCAGCCAGCTCTTATTTCCTACGTTACAGCAGACGTGTTACCGAGGTTAAACTATAAGATCTCATCCCAAGGAGTTATTACCCAAACCAACGAAACCGGAGCACCCGTAGATCTGTCTACGGTTCAGTTCCTACAAGAAAGATACTCGTCTGAAGGTGATTGGTTTATGACACAACTTCGTAATTACATGATGGAATTCCAGAACGTTATTCCAGAACTTGCGTCTCCTACCTCTGGAGATAGTAGAACGATACTTCCAGATTACTCGATTCCATGGCACAAGAGGATTTACCTCCAAGGTGGTTCGGTAGACTGGAGTTTCTATGACAATATGCCTTCTTAAAACTATGAAACTAACACTTGCCTCTATAGCGACTGTTCTTACTGACAAAACTTCAATAGCTAACTTTGGTGCACTTCTCGTCGTCAACTTTACTACTATCGAAATGGTTGTAAAAATAATCGTGGGATTATCCACTGTAGTGTGGACAGTTCTTAGGATTAAAAGTGAGTTACAAAATATGAAAGATCGGAATGCGAACGAGTCATCCGACATATCTAATAAAGACATTAAAAAATGAGCGGATCTTTAAAAATACAACAAGGGGCCACGGCGGCTACACCAGAAGCTGGCTACACTACACTGTATGCTAAGTCTACGGACGGTAACATGTATGTGAAAAAGTCCGATGGCACGGAACAGAACCTTGTAGGTTCCTCCGGTACATCAGGTGTTTCTGGAAGTTCAGGTACATCAGGTTCATCGGGTTCGTCAGGCACCTCGGGTGTTGATGGAGCTGGTGGTGCTACAGGTTACTTCGGTTCTTTCTACAGCACACTTGACCAATCGGTAGCCCTTATCAACACACCAACCAAAGTTACCCTAAACTCCACTTCGATAAGTAATCTAATCACACAGACTGGTGGTACGGTTACTTTAACCAAAGCTGGATATTACAAACTGGTAGTCAACGCTCTTGCCAGTAACTTAGACGGTAATGCTCAAGACGTTACTTTCTGGCTCAAGTACAATGGGTCAGATTTTCCTAACTCGTCTCATACAATGTCTATCGGAGCTCGTAAGTCTGCTGGAGTACCCACAGAACGACTTGTTAGTTTTGAATTTTTAGGTCAAGCACTTAATGATAACGACACAGTAGAAATCTACTGGCAAACCACCTCAACGGCGGTAACCCTCCAAGCCAAGACTGGATCTGGTATTCCTGACTCAGCATCTGCTTGGGTGAATGTAAGTCAAATAGCTTACAACGGTAACGACGGAACAAGCGGTACTTCTGGAACTTCGGGAGTTAACGGAGCGACTGGTGCAGCGGGTTCAAGTGGTACTTCAGGTATCAACGGAGCCACAGGTGCTGCAGGTTCAAGCGGTACCTCCGGGGTTGGAGCAACGGGTGCTGCAGGTTCATCTGGTTCATCCGGCACTTCAGGTTCATCAGGTTCATCAGGTACCTCCGGGGTTAATGGAGCAACGGGTGCTGCAGGTTCATCAGGTTCATCGGGTACTTCAGGAGTTAACGGAGCGACTGGCCCAGCAGGTTCAAGCGGTACTTCAGGTATTAACGGAGCGACTGGCCCAGCAGGTTCATCTGGTTCATCAGGAACCTCGGGAATTAACGGAGCGACTGGTCCAGCAGGTTCATCAGGGACTTCCGGAATTAACGGAGCAACAGGGGCTTCAGGTTCATCTGGCTCGTCTGGAACTTCGGGAGTTAACGGTGCGACTGGAGCAGCGGGTTCAAGTGGTACCTCCGGTATCAACGGGGCAACGGGTGCTTCAGGATCTTCAGGTTCGTCCGGTACTTCAGGTTCATCAGGCTCCTCAGGTACTTCCGGTTCATCAGGTTCCAGCGGAACGTCTGGAGTATCTGGTTCGTCTGGCTCATCAGGAACATCGGGTTCTTCCGGTTCATCAGGCACCTCGGGTTCATCAGGTTCCAGCGGAACTTCTGGAGTTAACGGAGCGACTGGAGCAGCGGGTTCATCGGGTACTTCGGGTGTTAGCCCAGCAGGATCTGCTTCCCCTATTACCGAAGTAGGTATTTCTTCTTTGGTTTCTGATTCTATCGGAGCAACAGCGGGTGTTACTGGAGGACAATACAACTTATCAATAGGTTACAATGCTACTACAGTCTGTGGTGGTAATGCTATAGCCATCGGATCAGCTGCTAATGCTTGTAATGGTTACGGAGATACTAACAGAGGTGGTATAGCTATCGGTCCAGGATCAAAATCCAACGGTAGAGAAACAATTGCTATCGGATGTAACGCCGACGCCCAACTTGGTGCTCAAGGTATAGCAATTGGTGCTAACTCTGTAGCTTACGAAGGTGGAGTTCATATAGGAGGAGGAGCTCGAGGATCTGGTTCAGGTAATGTTATTTCTATCGGTACTAATGCTTGTGCTGCTGGTAACTCCTCAATCACAATGGGGACTAATACATACAATAGCGGTGCAGGCTACAACATTACAATTGGAGATTCCTCTTGTAATCTTAACACCACGTATAGTACCATGCTTGGTAAGAGTAACGTCTTAAATGGTGGTGATTGCAATATTATTATAGGTTACAGTACTGCACCTACCCAATGTATTACGAGCAACGTACTTATAGGTACGGATATTGAGGTGGTACACACCGGTTGTGTTAGCTCTGTTCCAGACGGTAATATCGCTATCGGTAAAGGAGCAATAATCTGTGTAACTGGTGGAGGTCCTGGAGACGATTCACACAATATAGCAATCGGTACTAACGCTATCACTACTGGTAGTAACGGTTGTGATATGATCGCTATAGGTCACAATGCTTACGTTGGAAGATTTGGTTCTGTATCCATCGGAGCTAATACATGTTCTAATAACGCCGGAGGTATAGCTATCGGTAGAAATGCTTTTGCTAATGGAGAATTAGCGATGGCATTTGGATATAACCTTACAGCATCACAATATTCCATAAATATGGGATTCGGAATGTCTTCTTCTCAATTCGCTACAACCCTTGGGGGTTGGGGAGCGGGAGGAGCTTCTAACTCTCAAGATGCAATAGCTATAGGTAGAAGCACTTCAGTAAGTAATGCAGCATGTGGTATTGCACTTGGATATACAGCTTGTGTAACACACGCCGGAGCAGCAGCAATCGGACCAGGTGTAGTTTCAGAAAAAGCAGATACTACCCACGTTAATAACCTGATCGCTTTAGGACAAGGAGCTTCTAAAGTAAATGCTGTCGGATCAACAGGAGGTACAACTACGATAGATTGGGATAACTCTAATAACCAAACTCTATCCCTAACCTCGAATATAACTTCACTGACCCTATCGAATCCGATTGCCGGTGCAAGCTACAGTTTGGCTATTACCCAAGCAGGAACTGGATCTTACACTATTACTTGGCCAGCTTCGGTAAAATGGCCAGGAGGATTTGCTCCTATCCTTTCAACCGGTGTAGGGGAAATAGACGTAATTAGTCTCTTCTACGATGGTACTAATTACTACTCAGTTGCAGCACTAAATTTTAGCTAATATGGGATTATTCGGAGGATATAATTTACCAACAGGAGGTACAGGAGCAACAGGCTATCCTGGTACTACGGCTATTCAAGACTTTACCACTAATAGTACTTGGTCTAAATGCCCGGGTGCAGTTTACGTCAAGGTCATATCCATCGGTGGTGGTGGAGGCGGGGGTAATGGACTTAATGCTCCCTCCACAATTACCGGAGCAGTAGTTCTTGGTGGTGCTGGTGGTGGCGGTGGTGGTATAAGTGAACAAACTTTTGCCGCTTGTGCTATCGGTGCAACTGCTTCTGTTATCATCGGAGCTGGCGGTGGCATATCCATAAATCAAGCAGGATCTGGTGGTGCTTCTCGTTGGTGCACAACCGCTGGATGCGATGTTTGTGCTGCCGGTGGTAAAGGTGGATACGGAGGGCGAGATCTCTACCCAACTTATGGAGCATTTCCATCAGGTAGTTTTTCAAACGGAGGTACTCCATGTGAAGGTGGAGCAGGTTCTTATGCAGATGGTAACGACGGAGGTCAAGCATTTTACCGCAGCTCACCATTTACACTTGATGCCCTACCGGCAAGTAATTGCTCTTCTCCATATACTACAAGAGCTGGAGGAGCAGGAGGATCTTTCCAATATCCTTCTACTGCTGGATCTAATAGTGCAGCTTCAACGGCACAAACCGTATGTGGTATAGACCTTACTACTTACGGTAAAGGTGGTAACGGGGGTCAATCCAGGTTTACTTCAGGAGCAACCAACGGTACTGCAGGACAAGCAGGATTCGTAAGAGTAATACAATACTTCTAAATAAATATTAAAATAAAAAACGACTATGATAACTTCACCAGACTCACTACAAACTTGGGACTCCGTTAGTTATACTCAGGCTATGGCTCAGGCACTTCAGTATGCTTCAGCACAGAACATCGAGGTTATAACCCCAGGAGCTACCTCAGGAAGTATCAGTGGTGTTGCCACCTATTCTTTGTTGCTAACAGATGCAGCAAACGTAGCTTTGACTACAGCCGGAGGCCAAACACTAACTGTTGCTTTACCAGCTGGTTACCAGCCAATCAGAGTATCTAACGTGACTTCAGTTTCTGCAGGCACTGCTTATGCTCTTTACTAATAGATAAACGCTCATGTTGAACTTAAATCTAAATTCCACCTATATCTCCAGAGGACCTGTAGGACCTTCTCCAACACCAGTTCCTGTAGTAGACTTTAGTGCTTCTACAACCGGACCAACTGCTGGGGATTCTGTAACCTTCACAGATCTTTCTACGAATACACCAACCTCTTGGCAGTGGGAATTCCCTGGTGGTACACCAACAGGTTCAACATCACAAAACCCAACTGTCACGTATTCAGCAACAGGATCTTACAACGTAAGTCTATCTGCTGGAAACACGGGTGGTACTGGTTCTTTAACTAAGACCAACTATATTACCGTTACCGCTCCAGCTTGTGCTTCTCCGCTGATTTCTACCGCTAACTTAGAAGCCTACTATAAGTTCGATGGAAATGTAAATGATTCTTCTGGTAATGGCAGAACGGGAACTGAATACGGATCTCCTACTTACGTAGCTGGCAAATTCGGGCAAGCAGTAGATTTGGATGGAAGTACACAATATGTGTCAATTCCAAATTACCAATATCTACAGCCTCAAACCGCAGGAACTTCATGGAGTATGTCAACATGGATTAAGTATGACGTAGTGGCTGTTCACACTATATTTGATACCTTCACTTATGCTCCTCCTTATCAAGGGGTTAGATTTAGGGTTAACCACTCTCCTACCTCTATCTTAGTTAGTGTCGGAGCCGATAACTTAAACTTTACTAAGCCTACTTCTTCAGCAGCAACATGGTATCACTTCGCTGCTACTATGAGCGCTAATACCGTGAAACTGTATTGGGACGGTACACTTCTCGGAACACTTACCTGGTCTTCTCCAGAAACAGTTTACAGAGCTGGTGTCGCTCCCGAGATTGGTAGAGCTCCTAACGGAACTTCTTACCTAAATGGTCAAATAGACGACTACAGTATCTGGAGAAGAGTACTTTCTGGCACTGACGTAGCTACTTTGGCATCCAATTGTCCATTAACTTCATAATATCATGACACAACAAGAAGTAAATAACTATTTAATAGCAACAGGCTGGACCTACGATTCTCAGTCGGATGAGTATATTCCCGTAGCCGGAGATTGGAGAATAAAAACAGATCCAGAACAGGTCACTTACATCTACAATACTACTAACTATAAAGGAGCATGTAGATTAGCATTTCTTTCTGGAAATGTAGATTTAGAAGACTGGATTTCTTTTTGTATTTTAGATTCCCAGACTATACCAGATTAAAAATCAAACCATCTTATCCCCGCTGGGACTGGACAATTCTCACTGGCATTGTCTATGGATAGCTTAAATACAGTAGCATAGTAGTCCGTGTGATCTTTTAGTAGATCCTGGACTTCTTGTGTAGGGACCAACCAATTCCAATCCTCTCGATCATAACCCAATCTTATCCTTGACTCGGCAAGAGGAAGGAAAATTGTGGTGGCCCCAGCTTCAGGATTTGCTGCTCTGGCG